CGATGACCTGCTGGAATCGATCCGTGAGCTTGCCGATATCGTCGGCGCTTTGCAGGTTGAACTCGGTCCCGTATTGAATCTGGGTCTGAGCGACCATTGCCTCTTGCGGATCGCCATTGCCCTCGACAAACCAGTAAAGCTTGGCGATGGCCTGCTCGGCCCGCTCCAATGTCTTGCTGATGTTCCCCAGCAAATCATGACCAACGTCGGCGTCGAGTTGCTTGGAGATACCCGACTGGCTGACGGTCTGGGCTCCTGTCCCCTGAGCCCCGGCCGGCTTGGTCAGGCCCGCCAGCCGATCCACGCCATCGCGCAGCCGGTCGAGGTTGAGCCGGATCGAGTCGGCCCCATCCTTGGGGAACGTCACAACCTCGAAGCCCTCGTAGACCGCCGTCGCACCAGCCATGTTCTTTTTTTTGGGCAAGAGCCAGGCAGGGCCGATGGGTATGGTGCCGTCGCCCTGCACGTAATCCTCGGGGCCTTGCAGGAGGGGGTGTGCCTGGGTGGTATCCGACAGGATCAGTTCGGAATCCTTGTTGTAATACTCGCGCTGCATCTCCGCGATCATCTCGTAGCGGGGCAAGCCCACGTTGCAGGCACGCGGCCGGCGTCGATCGAAGATACGGATGATGGGCACTTCGCCGTAATCGTGCGGCGTGGGGCTGCCGATGATGTCGCCGTCGAGGTCATAACGCGCGTAAACCTCTTCATTCCAGTAACAGTATCGGATCGACTGATCTTCCTGAATTTCCTTGATGATGATCTCTTCATACTCGCCCTGCGCGTCGAGCACCCACCAGCACACATTTTCGGGCAGGATGTACGAGGCCACGACCGCATCGAGGCCCAGCCGCATCTCATCGGCCCGGCTGCGCACATCCTCCCTCTCGGGTGCCGGTGGATGGTCGAGGCAGATGTCGAGCTGGCCCAGCACCAGCAGGAGCGGCGCGACGGTTTCCGCCATCCACTGATCCATCGTGGTGCCCCGTCCATCGACATCTTCCCACCATGCCTCAATCTCAGTGGGGCCGTCCCGCTTGACCTCCTTCTTGAATATCTTGCCGAGGTGCCTGTCCACCACTTCGGCGAGGAAACCGGGGACCGGCGTGCGTGCCCGCCGTAGCTCGTAATCATCGTCGGTCGCCTGGTTGGCCATATCGGTGCCCGGTGGCCTGCCCACCTGGCGGGAGTAGGATTGATCGGTGGGCGCAGGATACTCGCGCTTGTGCCGGATCATATTACGGATCGGCATGCCGCGCACGTCGGTACCGTAGATGGCCGTGCGGTATGCCTCACCGCCCTCCCAGGAATCGAGCAGCCACCGCCAGCGAAGTTGATTGAGCGTCCACTCGACGTGCGGGGTCTTGACGATCTGGCCCGTGGGGAGCTCGATCGTCGGGAACCCCATGTTCATGACGCCGCCGCTGTAGACGATCGTCGCGGGGTTGGCGAGGAGGGCAGAGTTGGGGGTCAGTGCCATGTTTTAGCGGTATGGCCGGTGAGGTGCCCAGAGGGGAGTCAATCGCTTGCCGATGCGGAGCGGGGCCGTCGCGCCGCTGGTGGCATCGGTGATCGTGGCGGTGCCTCGGGTCGTGCCCGAGACAATCTGAATCGTGGCGTGCGTGTTGTCGATCACCGCCAGGCTGCCGCCAGTGATCGAGACGCCCGCCACACCAGCAATCGAGAACACGGGAGCGGTTGTCGTGAAGGTCGTGCCCGTACCGGCGATCGTGATCGTCTGCGTGGTACTGACCTTGATCGAGCCAGGATTAGCCGTGATGCTTGCCATGACAATAGATCCAGTCGCCCCGGCCAGTGCCGCCGTCCAGCCGATCCGGCCGCGCGGCCGGGAGAAGAGATCGCGGCCATTGGTGTAAAGCCACTGGAGATTTTTCAAGGGCAGTGACTGGTTATAAATCAAGCCATATTCATGACTGCAAAGCGAGTTGCGGGAAACATAGGAAGGCGATCCAAAACTGAGGAGCGGAGTCGATCCATAATTGATGGCTGATTCGCCGCCATGCCCTGACGGGTTGGCGGCTGGATCGTTGACATAACTGATCGAATTGACCGTGTTGACAGTGACCGCAAGCCAGGTCGTTGTACCCGCGTGCGGTACGGAATCCGAGAACGACCACTGACCGAACGCCCCTCCCTCGTTCTTGTTGAAAACGAGATTCCCGGAAGCGTCAAAGCCAAGTTGGTAAGCGGCAAATGGCGTGGTATCGGCATTCGTAAACGTGACGCCGAAGATGGCCGCGCTGGCTGTACGCGAGCCGGCATTGGGAAAAGATCCTTGCCAAACAACCGTTAGGGGAGGTTGGAGCTTGAGCGCGGGGTTAATCGCGCATTGGTAATAGAGGCCCGCTGATTCTGTAACCAGACCTCGCGCGCCATCGTAGGTGACGGCCCCGCCTGGCGTCAGGTTATTGGTGCCAATAAGATCCTGGCCGCATCCGCCCGGAAAACACCAGGCTCCCTTGAGCCCCGCCGTCATCGGATGACTCTTGCGGAGCCGGGGGCGGCCAGAGTTCAAGCGGTAACGGGTCACTGCCGGCATGTCAGCTCACCGCCAGCGTCGAGCCCTGGCACCATGCCGTGATCGCGTTGACCGTGCCGTTGATTACCACGACCTGCGTTTTCTGGGCAGAATCGGGAGGCTCATACCGATAGGTGTAGGTGGTGGCATTGGCCATCGTGAGCGAGATGTCGGCCCCGTCCTGCACGTAGTTGGTGCCGTCCTCGCTGAAGTTGAACCGGATCGTCACCGCCGACGTGGGCGCAGTCGCCCCGGCGATCAGCGTCAGCCCCACCGAGGCGTTGACGACGCCGCCCGTGGTCATGTCGAGCGCCGTCGAGGTGTTGGTGGCACTGGCCGCGATCGACGCTGGCGAGGCCGGCGTCCCGATCATGTCGGTCTTGGCGCGTGTGACTGTGATCGCCATTGGCTACCTTTTCTTCTCCTTCTCGGCCGGCTTGAGCCGCTTGGGCGCGGCGATGCCGCAGCCGGCCACGGCATCAGCAACGGCCGCTTTCGCCGCCTCGTTGGCCCCGTCCAGGCTTTCGAGGATGGGATAGACGTGCTCGTCGAGCATCTTCTGCTGATTGTCGGGGTCGAGCCTGGGAAGCTGCCCGAGGAGTTGCTGAAGCTGGGCGATGTGCCATCCCTGGACGGCCCGCCCGAGCTGGTGGGGATCGAGCCCCAGGTCAGTAGCAACCTGCGTGAAAAACGGCGTCATGCCTGGAAAGACATAGGGCTCGGCGGATTTATCCTTGGCCATGTTTCTCCTCGGACGGGGCGCTGCCCCGTGCTAAATTGTCATGCCCCTTCGGGGCGAAATTGATCGGCTATTCGGCTTTCTTCGCTGCCTCGGGAACTTTCGGCGGTGCCTTCGCGATGCAATCCGGGTCGAGGCAGTTCAAGGCGGAATCGACCTCGGTCTGCGTCGCCAGGAAGACGAGCAGGTTATTGCCCGTCAAGTTCTCGGCCTGGGTCTCCGCGTAGAGGTCAGCAGCCTCCTCACGGAGCTTCTTGACCTCCTCGCGGTGCCGCTCGTCAGCCTTGGCGATCTTCTCCAGCAAGGCGTTGGCCTTGTCCGTCATCGGGTGCTTGGGCGCGGCCTTGGCGTGCGTGGCGGGGTGCGTTTCGTGTGGCTTGGTTTCAATGGCCATGCTTTGGTCCTTATATGTAGGGTGATCGAAAAGACGCCAGTATTTCATATCCAGATAATCACGCGGCAGCAAATCCCGTGATTCCAGATACCATGCTATGATGAGCCTCATTGGCGATCTCAATTGCACCTTCCATGATGACATCGCCCTCGAATGCGTCACCCCGCGAGCCGCGCGGCTTGTCGATCATGTCGCGTTTCATGCGGAGCCTGACCTCGGGGCCTGAGAGGCAGATCACGGTGCCTGCCCGCAGGAGCGGAGCGGGGATGATCGAGATGCCCGACAGGAACGGGGCCTCGAAGAGATCGATGGGCGTACCGAAGACGTTGGCCCCGGCCTGGAGCCGCTGGGCGGCGTGGCCCCACACCGCCATCCCGGTCATAAAATCTGTACTCATCAACATAAGACTGGGATTGCCGCCAGCCTGGAAACAGGCTTGCATCGTGTCGCGCACGAGGTCGCTCGGCTTGTACGCCGTGGCGTTCGTCGGGCTGGCGTTGTTATTGGTCGTGAGCAGCGTCTTGAATCCCTTCATCAAGGGCCTGGTGCCGGTCGCCGCAACAGCCACGCCAGCACCGTAATAACAGGCGCTCTCGAAGTCGTCCATCACATGTTGAACGGCCAGCATCTTGTCGCGCGCCAGCGGCGTGATGAAGCCGCCGTAATAGTTGTCATCGGCCTGCAAGGCCCCGCCGACCTGATAGGCGTGCTGCACGGTCTGGCACGGCTGGATGATCGTCACGGGCGTTCGGCTGATGCCCGTCACGTCAATCTCGGCACCTGTCCGCGTGTTGGTGATGAGGTAGACGGGCACGGGCGCGGTGTGGGCCGCCGCCGAGGTGCCTGCGTAGGCATTGGTGACGGTGAGCGTGGTTGCGGAAACCGCTGTCACCAGCATCAGCTCGGAATCCGCCTGCACGACATCGCCGACCGTGAAGCTGGAGGCGTCCACAAAGACGAGCGTGCCCTGGCCCGACGTGCAGGTCGTGCCCAGCGGCACCGAGCGAGGCCGGTAGTTGTCGTTGGTGATCCTGAACGATGCTGACCCGACAGGCCCGCGTGGCAAGCGGGTGGTGAGCGGCGTGCGATTGACGAACCAGTTGATGGCAACGCCGAAAACGTCTTCCGGGATGACGCCAGCATTGACGCTGGTCCATTGAGTGTTCGGTAAACTTTGATCGTACAGTGGCATGACTCACCTCGACGGATAGGTTGATCAAGATATGTTATGAGACGCGGGAAAGCCCGAAACCAGAGGAGACTTGCTCCTTATAGCGGGCTGCAATCGCTTCCACCGAACCGGGCTGGATTGGCTGTGGTGGGCCTGCGGAGCGGGTTCCGTCAGTTCCCGCCCCGCCGCGCTGTGTCGGTGTGAAGAACACCGAGAATTCAGGGCTGTCTAACCTCTCGCGGAGGTAGTCGGAGGCCGGCCGACGAGTGGCCCGGTCATAGACGATCGGGTTGCCCTGGCTATCCCGAGCCGCCTCGATTTCGTCGGCCAGCAACCTGCGGACGAGTGCCGCCGTCTTGGCCGGATCTTGACCCACGAACGACCTACCGTTCAGGGCTGCGGCGATCTCTACCGCTTTCTTCTCCGCGAGCCAAGCCGACTCGAGCGCCTGATAGCGCTGCTCGGCCTCACGGTGCTTGATCTCGCCTTGATTGCGAGTCTCGGTCAGTGCCTCTTCGATCTTGCCCGCCTTCGCCAGTGCGGCGAGGCGCTCGGCTTCCTTGGCTTCAAATTGCTTCTGCGCCTCTTGCTTGAACTTGACCAGCTCCAGCCGCTCGGCTTCCCATGCCTGGTACATGGCCGCGTCCATGTAGACAGGCTGCGGCCGGTTCTCGCCTGGTGCCGCTGGCGGCCGGTTGAAGTCAGGGTGCGGTGGCTGCGGTACGGGCGGCGCGGACGCTGGCGGGGCCGTGTTACCGGCTGGTTGCTCTGGCATGGGAGTAAACCTTGAATGTGCTATGCTTGATTAAGGAGGTGCTCAACATGGAACGACCGAAATGCGGAACGTGCCCTTACTGGGAACTTCTCGATGATAATTCGCTTGATGAGGTTTCCCTGAGTGAATACAAAGCCCTTTGGGGTGAAAACAAGGAATGCATCGGCGAATGCCGCCGTTTTCCGAGGTCTAATGATTTCCAATATGCCGCCCGAAATGAATGGGGCAAGTTACAGCACAGTGGTGAAACAAGTCATGTTATGTCTAATGGTACACATACATGTGATTTTGATTGGTGTGGCGAACATCCCGACTTTCCCGCATACCTGGCCAGCCTCAAAACGTCGGTGCCAGCGGAAGTTGAAGCGCTGGAAATGCAACTTGCTGGGGACGGCAGAGCATTGCTCGTTTTGCGAACTGCTCTTAAGCAAGGCATGACTATTCCTGATTTCACTATTGAACGGCTGGCGAAAGAGATCAGGAATTGCGGAGTAGTGACAGCCCGAAAAATCATGACGGCAATCGCGGCCGAGAAAGCTACGGATGCCATCAGAAAATCCGCCCCGCCTTCATGCGAGGCAAGTTCATAGGCGGCTTGCGGCCTTCGGGCAAGAGCAGCGACAGCACGCCACGTATAGAATCAATCATGTCTTCAAATGGATGCTGTGGATCTTCGGGGTAATCCATCCACTGATTTGCACGTCTGGCTCTGACATAGGATTGAAATGCATTGATCGTATGGCGGCAACGGGGATGGATCTTGAGTCCGCAGCCGCGTCTGGTATCGCCGATCAGGGCTTCCACAGTGGCAAGGCCCGCTGTGACACAACCAGGGTACTTCGGCCACTGCTCGATTCCGTGATCGCCACGGAGACCACAACGCTCGTACTCGGAAATGACGGAAGGGCCGACAGGATTGCGCGCTCCTCCGGCCGAATCGGTGGAGATGCGCCATCGGGAGTTACCGCAGTGCTCGCGCAAGAGGCCCAGGATAGTAAGAGCGCTGGACTCAGCGGATTGTCCTTCGCTGAAATGATCGCAGAAGAGGTTGATGTAGGGTCCATCGGTGGTGTCCCTGTACTGGAGCATGACCGCGCCGGTGTGCACGCCCGAATCAATCGAGCAATGGACGGGCAGCGCTTCGTCGAATTCGGCATCCGTGGTAACGTGCACGTCCGGTTCGAACGAGTCGAACCACACGCCCTCGCCAGCGACCCAGAGGCCCTGGAGGAGCCGCTTGCGCCGCAGGCCGGTCAGCCCGTGGAGCTGGTCGAGGTACTGGAGCCCTTCCGGCGTCCAGTCGTGGCCATCGAACATGCGGGGATTGGCCCGGTGCGTCGTCTCCCAGTGCTCGGTCGTGCCTGCCTCCACGCGCTTCAGAAACCAATGATCGGGGCTGGCGGGATTGGTGTCGGCCAGCATCCAGCCGAACCGCCGCGATCGACCTGGGCGTCGCATACG